CGAGCACCAACACGGGCAAACTTAATATGATGAGGACCGCCTCGTCTTTCCAGTCTGATTGTCGAGCCTCTAAAAGTTTTCCTTGGTAAGCTTCCTCACCTCGTGCTTGACGCTCTGCGTGTAATAATTGAGCATCAGACATTGCCATCTTAGCTTTTTGCTTGTTAGCGTAAATTTTGCTACCCGCACTAACCGCTAACTTGATTGCACTTAACCACATTGTACTTGTCCTTCCTTCGTTGACACATATAGTCTACCATTTTTCCGACAGTTGCGAAAGCCCCTTTACCTGACATCTTCCACTTCCATGTTTGTTTCCATTTAGGATTTCGAACTTTTACAGGTAGTATTGAACCACCAAAAAAATCTTTAAATCTTTGAATTATGTCTTTATCGCACATTTCAATAGAACATTGAAATGATTTTCTACCATTGCCTTTACCCCAAATACCAAAACTACCCTCTCCATCAAAAATTCCTGCAAGAAAAAGTATTTTACCTTCTTTTGTAAGATTATCGTAGGCCGATGAATTTTTTACCAGTGACTTGTATGTTTTTAATTCCTTTGATGTCAGATTTTACTCCTGGTTCTCTATGTGGACACCCTCCTTTTTTCAGACCTTGTGGTTTTGGTCCTCTTTCAGGTGGTGGCCCGCTTGAAACTCCTCCGCTTAATCCTTTTTCGTTATTTCTTCTCAAGTTTTTGCCTCGCTACGTCTAATCTTTCATCTGATTGTTGGTCTTGAACTGCAAGACGATCATAATCAAATTCTAATCTCTCTGCAGCTCTTTGGTTTTCTTGTTCTTGTTTAAATTGTGTCTCTTCTGCTTTTCTTTGCATGTCCATAGCTCTTAAATCAACTTCTTGTTGTTTAATTCTTACTAATGGATCTTGTTTTGCAAGATTTGCCTGCATTTCTGTTTGTGCTAGCTCTTGTGTAATAGCTGCAGCTCTTTTTGCTACCTCAGCATCAAACATTATTTGAAATTGTTCCGGATCAGCTTGTTGCATAGCAGCCATATTTGGATCTTGTGCCATCGTAGCTGCAACTTCTGCTCTTGCTTTGAAAGAAATGTGGTCAGATATGTGTGATTGCATCAAAGCATACACCTGCGGGTTAATTTGCACCATTCTTGTAGCCATAAAAGCCATGTGTGCTGCTATATGGGCATCATGATCTTGGAATTCAAAGGCTGTAAGCAGTTTCATTTGCAATGCTCTTGCATTTTCTTTTGCAGGATCCATTGGTTCAGGTTGTTTTGGTGCAGGTTTTAAAATTGTTTCAATTTGTTTCGTACCAAGTGCCTCGTAAACACGTCTATAAGCTTCATGTATGTTGTGAATTGCAGGATTTGTCTGTGCAATTTGTAATTGTGTCTGTGCAAGCGTCACTCTTTGCGCCATAGACATAATATTTGGGTCTGCAACTGGTAAAACATCAACTCTTCCGTCAAAATCTGCAGATTTTATTTGTCTTGGGCCACCATAAACGTCATACGGGTACTCTGGTGGTAAAAATTCACCACAAATTCTTGCTAAAATTTTAAATTCTAGTCTCATTGCGTAGTAACAACGCTTGTGAACACCACTCATCACACGTGAACCACGTTCCATCATAGCAATCGTAGTACCAACAGCCCTATTTTGTGCATCGTTACCGATATTATTATCAGTTGTTGCCGCAAATTTTTGTCCTGCTTGAACAACAAAACCTAAAAGATTAAATAATGTTGTTGAAGGCTCAGTAAAAGGTAGGTTAAAGAATTGGTCTCTTATATTTCCACCCGGTGCATCGACATCTCTGAACTCTCCAGGTTGAATTGGTTGGTCATCATCTCTAACTCTGATACCTCTAGACTTAAATCCTGCTGGTAAATTTTTTAAAGTACCTGCATCGATCAATTGTCTTAAGGCTTGTGTTGCTGCAGTTGATAATCCACCAATCATATGTGTTAAACCAAAACCATAAAAGCCAAGACCAGGTAAAAATTTGTAATGCACAAAGTATTCTACTCTTGCATAATTTAAATCACCAGGTTTGTAGTTTCTATAAATAGATAAAATCTCTCCAGAGCCTTCATCAATTGTAACTATGTATGGAATCTTTACCGCTTTAGCATTTTCATCAAAATCTTCGTAGTCATCTAAATTTAAATCAACATGCATTTCTAAAATTGTATGCAGATAATCGTCTCCTGTTTTTTTAACACCTTCAATTTCATTTAATTTTTTCTGTAAGTTGTCTGGCTCTGGTTGTCCTTCTGTTAATTCTATATCTCTATAAAATCCTGCAGCCATTTTTTTATTAACTTCGTTTTTAGTCATTTTGAAAGCATGAGTAATTCTTTCACAATCTTTCAAATCTGACGCGTAATAAGGAACTACTATTTCCTCTGCCTGCAAAAATTTAGATACTGGTCTTCCTAGTAATTCATCATAATATATTTTTTTGAATGTAGAACCTGAAAGTGGTAAGTAGAAAAGCATCTGATCCATATCAGTTGTATATTCTTCCATGTCTTCCATAAGAAGATAGTTCATATATTCTTTCACACGATCTGCCTGTTGTTCTACAGCAGGTGTTACTAAACCAATCGTCTGTACTCTTACAGGACCATCAGATGGTACAAGTTCTTTGTACGCTTGTGCTTGGAACTGTGTTACAGCTTCAGATAACATTGGGTGAGTAACGTTAGAGGCACCTTTAAAAGGTCTTGTCACATTTACGTACTTTGTACCCAACAGGTCTAAGCCTTTGATGTAAGCATCTTCCCAATCTTTTCTCGATAGCTTATCTTTTTTGTATTCTTGAACAAGCTCAGAGGCCATTTCTCTTAAAGTACGTTCATCCATGTTCTCTGCTAGATTGGCATTAAAATCGTCTTGAGGTCTTTCCTCAGCTACTTCTTCACCTTCAACAGAGACATCTACAGGCATTCCATCAGGTTGTTCCTGAATTTCTTCTACCTTGATTTCCTCATCTACAATTTCATTATTTTTCTCTACAGCCATAATTAATTATACCTTCTTGTTTTGAACATATCTACTACAAGACCTCCCATGTGTCTGTAGGTTTTCTGTGTTTGCCTCATTAATGGAGATACTTTAACTGCAAAAGCATCAAAATACAACCTTGGATCATTCTGTAAAATAAGCTTATATCCCTTCTTTGGATCTTTAACGGCTTCAGTATGAAACTCATTTGTTATCTCTTTGCCTTTCATCTTGTGTGAATCTGGATATTTAAATTTTTCTTTCGATACACTTTTGTAAGGAAGTTTAGGATCTGACAGAGATATTTTTGTGGGTCCTGCTTTTGTTCCATAAAAGTTTCCTAGTTTTCTCATCAGCTCTGGCATTACAGCTTTACCTCTTTTATCAATACCTTTACCATCTGCGTATCCATAAAATCTTTCATTACCTTTTTTATAACCCTGTCTAAAACTTAATTTTGAAAACGGTGCAACGGCTACGTAGTCAACACCTTCTCTTGCAGCTTTCTGTGTAAGATATTTAAGTGCATGATCTCCATAAGCATCGGCCTCAACAAGTGGAAAATAATCAAATCTTTCTCCTCCTGTATTTCTTCCTGAGAAAGTTCTATTTAATTTGTTTTGTACATCTCTCAATTCAGCAGACAATGCTTGTACTTTATTAGGTTGTCGTTTAGCCATGGCTTCGTTCATCTCTTGCATAATCTTTGCTCTGTTGTTTGCAAGTAAGTTTAATTCAAGGTCTGCTTGAAAAGGATTTGTTCTAGTATCTCCTGATAATTGTTTTACTTTAGATAATTGTTTGGCTACGCTTTGGTTAACATCAGATTGTATTTCATTAATCATAAATACTTTTTTACCCTCTGGTGTAAATCTTGTGTCATATCTTATGTGATAAATATTGTTAGTTTCTTTTGGAAGTGCCTCACCAAAATGACCTCCCTTATTGAAAGGATTACGATTTGATGAAATTGGATCATCTAAAACCATAATTGTTTCTCGATAATCTTTTCCTCCTTGAAGAGTATAATTTGTTTCGCCCCCGTAATAGGTTTTATTATTTTTCAAAGGTGCATGTGCCTCGTTTACTTCACCTAAAACTTTGTTCATAACTTTTCTATCTTCAGGTCTCATTCTAGCATTATTTCTGACAGCTTTGATTTCATCTGCGAAAGCAGTTATAGCACCTCGTCCTTGATCATTTCTTAAACCACCAAGTTTATATATAACTTCATCTATACCATCTGTAATTTCATCAGATCCTCGTATAGCTGATTGTGCATAATTCTTTCTTATATTTTTTAATTGATCAGCTGCATTTTGAGTAGTTCGTTCAAAAGTCTCCATAGCACCTTTTGGCATTCCAAGTTCTACAGGTCTCAATCTATTCACAGGATTTAATTTAATCATAGCACCTAGATCATTACCATCTAGCTTTAATCCAAACTTCTTAGCTGCATATAATAATCCGCCTGTTAAATCTCCAGCTTCATTAAAGATAGCTAAATTAGAATCAAACAATTCTTCTTTGTTAATAACAACTTCTTTTCCTTGAAATGGGCCAGAGTCATATCTAAATTTTTTGGGTTCTCTTACAGTTCTTGAAGTAGGTTTACCAAATACTTTTAGATTAACTTTTCTAGTTGACGTTAAATGATCTATCCATTCATCTGCAGAAAACTTACCTGCACCTTTTTTCATTATCCAATCATAAGTAGATGAACCAAAAGCAGGTGCTGTGTCATCACCCATGTGCAGTGGTTTTGTTTTCTTTAAAACAACAGGTGGGTTTTTAAGTTCTACCTTTGCTAGTTCTTTTCCGGTGTCCTGTGTCAATGGCTTCTCGTAAGTGAGAAGCTTTTGTTTTTGTCCGGTGGCCGGTGATGGATCTGGTTTCTTACCGAATACCTTACGGCCTATCCCAAATAAGATATTCTTAAGGGACATCGTCCCTCCTAATACATTTTTGTAGGTTTATTTCTACCTAGTTTAGTTTTAACGGTCACCGAACCACCGACACTTTTGTTGGTGACTCTTACGATAGTTTTATCTTTTAAAAAAGGATCTGCATCATAACTGTATCTGTAAGGATTATTATCTGCATCTCTTTCGAGACCCCCTTGACCACCACTATATTTTTTATTTTCACCTAAGATAACAAACATTTGTTTCTTTTTTTTGTCTTTTCCAGGTAAGCTTGGTACTCCTGCTCTTCTTCCTGGTTTCGGTTTTCTTTGTCCCATTCTTCTTGCTTGTGCGGCAGTTGGAGATCTTTGAGCGTCTCCACCTTCAGCATAATTAGTTGGTCTCATCATCATGCCGCCACCCATTTTTTTCTTAGGCTCATCTTTTTTCTTTTTCATTTTAGATTTTAAATATTGTGATACAGCAACTGCCCCAGCAACAGGTAATAAAAGTTTTTTACCAAGAGATGTTGCTTGTGCTGCTTTCAAAGCTCTTCTAGCTATTTTAGAGCTTTTTGATGCTTCTGGTAGTTTTGGTTTTACACCAATGATTGTGCTAACAGCTTTTCCTTTGTCTCCAGCACTCACACCTGTTTTAAAAACTTTTTGGTATCCAGAAAAAGTTTTACCCATTGCAGATTTAGCAGTAGTGCCAGGTATTGATTTAGCACCAGCAAGTTCCATTCTTCTTTTTATAAAGTCACCTCTTTTAGCTTTCATGACTTTACCGGGTTTCATCTTCTCGTCTTGTAAACCTTTACCTCTACCTTTTGCTTTTTCTGCTCTAAGTATTTTGAAATCTTGTGCATCGATTCTGTTATTTTTATTCTTGTCTAATTTTGCTTGGCCGCCTGTTAATTTTTTATCTGTTTTAAATCCTTCATTTGCATCAGTGTTTTTTAATTTACTTCTTGCAACTTCAGACCCCTCAATAAAAGTATCTTTTTTAGATTTATCTTTTTTCAAAATTCTTATCGGCATAGGTTCTCCTAATAATATTTATACTCTTTTTCTAATTTTATTGGCGGGTCGTCCCAATCGTCCGAGTACGTTGAAACAAATCCACCTTGTCGATATCTTAACACAGCTTGGGTCATGCTGTCTACATAGTCATCATATTGACCGTTCGGAAAAGCAGCACATTCCTCAATTACTTCTTGAGCAAAGTGCTCATCCAAAGGAGCAAATACCATGCCAGATTCAAACACAGGAGCACAGCTATTGATACGTGTATGCTTATCTCTGCCTCTTGCAGGCACATAATCTATAACAGGTATACCTGCACGTCTAAGCTCATGTATCAATGGTTGTCCAGATGCTTTTGCTTCAATTATTACAGTTTCCGGTTCCCAGTATTTATATTGCTCTATTGCAACATTTTTTAAATCTGGAAAATCATACCTCCCCTTCATAGCATCTAAAAGTAAAATACATTTTTCATAACCTTCTACAGGCTCAAAGATTCCCCATGTTGTTATCGCTGAGTAGTCTGCAGTTTCTTTTTTTGAAAATGCAGTATCATAACTTTGAATGACATGTAGTAATTTTGGGAGGTAATCTCTATCCCAATCCTGCCACCATTCACGTTTTATGATTGCACCTTCTTCTGAAGTTGGGTCCTGCATGTATTGTGCGTTCCAGTTCTTCGTTGAGATAGATGCTTTGACAGAATCTAAATCTTCTTTACTCCAATACTCTGGCCATACAGGTTTATCGTTTGGTAAAATTGCAGGGAACTCAATTACGTTCCACTTGTCCGCTTTTGGTTCTGATTGAGCCTTCACTAAACGACCAGTAAGATCGTCTACCGCCCACCGGGTCATTACAACTAGGATACGGCCTCCTGGTTGCAAACGCTGTCTGGGTCCTGAACTATACCATTCATAGGCTCTGTCCATAGCAGAATCTGACATTGAGTCTTGTTCCGTATGTGGATCATCGATAATAAGTAAGTCCGCCCCTCGTCCTGTGATAGAACCGCCAACACCCGCTGCAAAGTATTCCCCACCATGATTGGTCTCCCAACGTCCTTT